TTGATAGCGGCTTCCATGTTTGCTTGCGCAATAGCAAATGCTGTAATGTGATTATTATTTTCCATCATTTCATCCTTAAACTTATTGATTGCGGACCAGTCACCAAACTAACACCGCTGATTGTCTCACCCGCTGTCAACAATCTTTTGATCGTTGCCTTGTCTGGGGTGACGGTTGTTTTGCATAATTGTGTCGGTATCTCCTTTTCATCTTCGATAAGCACACTTTGCGTTCCATTGCGAAGCGAGACAGTGGCTAGGGGGTGGGGTATTTTCTTCTGACCCGTTGCAAGCAGAATAGATTTAAGGGCATTCTTGAGGCCCTCCTGACGCGCTCTGACCGCGTCTCGACGCTGTGTATACTTTTTTATGATGTGGTCGAGTTTGGCTTCATCACCTTCTGCATCCACAAGATCAGAAACGGCTGAACCGACCATATCCATAACGTCTGTTTCGCCATCAAGCGTATCCCAAAATGTTTCAAGATCGTCACAATGATCGGCAAGCATTTCAGAAATATAGGTTAAGGTTCCGGTATCTATTCTCATGACCCGTCCCTTTCGCCGTTCCAATCTTCGATTGCTTTGGCAAATGCCTCGTCAATCAATGACATTGTTTCAGCAGGGAAGGTTGAGCGTAAATATTGTTGGTGGGTGATTTCACCTATGTCAGCTTTTTGACGAAGCTCGCCATCTCTTTTGATGATTTCGTTGCAAAGTCTAATTTTTACAAAAGACAATGGTGGTGTCTTGGTAATCTTCATTTTACATTTCCTCTACAAGTTAGAGCTTTACTTTCTTTTATATATGAGCAAAAGTAAAGCATAAATTTGCGATAAAGGAAAAAAAATGACTAACGCCGACCAGCAAAGGCTAGAGAGCATCAGGGGTGCCCTTGTTGACCGTAGGCTCAGGGTTGTGGCTTCGGAGATAGATATGACTTACGCGGCTCTTTCGAGGATCATGCGTGGCGGTCAGCCCTCAAGGAATACAATGTCGAAAATAGAAACCTATTTAGAAAGGACGTCATACCAAAAAAATGAAGCCGACAGCAGGGACTAACTGCAATCGGCTCCAAAGCAACTATGGGGAGGTAAACCCATATTTGTGTTTATAGCAATTTAAGTTTAAAAGGCAAGTGCAACAAAACAAAGTGAGGTAAAAAATGAGTTTTGAAGCTATCAACTGGGCGTGGAAGCAACGCGGCCTAACTTCAACGCAGAAGCTGACCCTTCTGGCTTTAGCGGACAGGCACAATCCAGACTACGGATGTTTTCCAAGCATAAGCAAAATTTGCTCTGACACAGAGCTTTCGCGCTCAACGGTTATTCGGTGCACTCAGTACCTTCAACAGGTGATACTTTCTGGGCTTTGAGGTGGGGGTATCAGGAAAACACCCCCCCAGTGTCACAGAGACACCCCCCCCAGTTTCAGATAGACACCCCCATAACCAAGTAAATATAACCACTAAGAATAACCAATCTTATGATCAAATATTGGGAGAAGGTGGTTTTGATCTTTTTTGGGAATATTATCCAAGGAAAATCGGAAAGGGTGCCGCTAAGGCTTCATTCGTTAAGGCTGTGAAGAAAACAGGCGACGAATATCTAATCATTGAGAAAGCTGTAGCCTATGCAAATCACTGCATAAAAACCTTAAAAGACCCAAAATTTATTCCCCATGCTGCCACTTGGCTTAATCAAGGTAGATGGGATGATGAGCTTGAAGAAAGGTCAGGGTTTGAGGATCTTTCGACGCAGCAACAGATGGATGAAATCATGTCGGGCGTTATGGGCGTTGCAAATGGAGGCTTGTTAAAATGAAAAACCCACTGAACTATGAAGGGCGTAAGCATATTATTGCCATGTGGCTTAAAGATTTTCTAGCTAGATTTGAAGTTCCGAAAGCCTATGATAAGATCAAAGCGCGTGAGGAAATGGTTTTTATGGTCGAGGATATAAATAGCGAGCTCCCCTCTAAAATGAATGAAAATTATCTGAAATCTGTTTTGGCAAATATGGCTCAACATATCAGGAAAAATAATATTTCGAGAACTTGGCCAACGATCAAAAATTTTATGACAGCGATCAAAGAAATTGAACGACCTGAACCAGAAATGGCAAGCGATCTCTCTGATTTCTCACTTGCACCCCTTGCTATAAATGCAAAGAGGATAAAACTTCGTGAACCCGTTGCTGACTACTATATCATTGGCGGGGGTGCTAATCAGCTGCTTGATCAGGGGTTAGTTTCACAGGTTGATATTGACGCTTACAAGAATGGTCTTGATATGATTTCAAGATAGAAGTACGCTCTAATCACAGAGGCTTAGACGCCTGACCCTCTGCTTCTCACTCTCCCCGCCTCTGGCTTGGTTTTCCACTGCAACGAGGTGGGGTTTTTTATTCCATTGCTATACTGTAAAAAAATGTCTACAAATTTGTCAGTATGTAAAAGGGATTGTAAATGGAAATCAAAAACACTGCTATAGACACTATCAAGCCATATGAAAAAAACCCTAGGAAAAATGAAAAGGCGATAGAAAAAGTTGCTGAAAGTTTGTCCGAGTTTGGATGGCAGCAACCAATAGTTGTTGATGAGGATTTTATTGTTTTAGCGGGACATACGCGACTTTCCGCAGCCAAGGCTCTCGGGTTCTCTGAGGTTCCGGTTTATGTGGCAAAAGGTTTATCCGAAGCTCAAAAAAAATCTTACCGTATAGCTGATAACAAAACATCAGAGTACGCTGAGTGGGATAAAGATTTATTGCAGCAAGAGTTTTCGGCTTTGATGGAGCTTGATGCTGATTTAACTCTCACCGCGTTTTCCTTGGACGAGATTGCAAAGTTTTCCGATGATTTTTTAGATTGGGAAGATAGCGAAGAAAATGAAGAAGAAGAAATCGATCACGATGATTTACTCAAAGATTTAAATTCAGCTCACGTTAAAATGGTGCTACTATATCTGAACACTGAAACAGAGCCAGTTTTTAGAGAAATGTCTGAGAAGCTCCAAGAACATTTCGGTACAGAAAACTTGAGCGATACGATTTTTAAGGTTGTGGAAGATGCCCATAAAAACATTTGAAGCTAAAGCTCACGGCTCTTTTGAGGATTGGGCTGAACGTGCGGGAACCTTCATAGATGACAGCGAGATAGATCATATCATTGATTATGATTGTGACGCCTATGACGCCGATGGCAAACCTCTTTTTATGTTTAGAAAAAACGTCATACCAAATTCTTTATGCAAGTCTGCTTACATGAACCTTAGAGGCGCAGCGCAGCAAACAAATAACAGGGGCGATGCCGCTGGCGAGTTTGAGATTAAAGATGACCCCACGCTCCGCAAGCATTCTCAGATGACAAAGCTCAAAGGTAAGCAAAAAAGATTTAAGGTTGTTCGAGAGGACGGGACGCTTTCAAAGCAGACACGTGCAAAAAATGTAAACTCAGGTATCATAGGTTACTTTGATAGAACCTTACGACACCCTTTTTGCCGTCAAACCGCGTGGACCGAAAAGAACTTTTCTCAGTTCCAAGGCGCATATCCATACATAAAAAAAATATCTGATCTGTTTCGGGAGGCTTGTCCAGAGCGTTGGGAGGCTCAAAAGGGAGAAGCAGATAAAACCAACAAAGACTTTCTAATTGGAGATACGGTTTTCACTACCGTCACGGTCAATAAAAATTTTCGTACTGCTATACATTGCGATGCGGGTGATTTCAAAGGTGGGCTGGGTAACATTGCTGTTTTGCAAACTGGAAAGTTTGACGGAGGCTTTACTTGCTTGCCCAGATACCGCCTAGGCTTCGATGTAAGGAACACAGACGTGTGTTTTTTTAATGTGCATGAATGGCACGCAAATACAGAAATACGCGCTACAAGGCCATATGAGCGCGTCTCAGTGGTTTGTTATTATCGGGAGCACATGGGTAAGTGCGGGACCGCTAGTGAGGAACTTGATATTATTAAAACAAGGCAAGATTTGAAGGGTTTGAACGCTTAATGATACAAATTGCTATACCAACTCTAGGGAGATTAGATCGGCAAGTCACGTATAAGCAAATACCCGAAGATTATTGGAACTTTATCTGCCTCTGGGTTCAGGAACACGAATTTCAGGAAGCTAAGCAAAAACACCCAGACGTTCAAGTTCAGTGTTTGCCGGAGGGTACGAAGGGCATTGCGCTAACTAGAAAAATTATTGCACAGCATTATACGGGAAAGCGCCATTGGGTTCTGGATGATGATTTAAAATTTGTAAGGATGGATGCGGAGCTTAAAGCTCAAAAGATGCATCCTAAAAACTGGCAGACATTGTTTGATCAAATAAATAAAGTTCTAGATGGCGGGTATATTCACGGCTCCCTTTCAACTCACAACACGCCACCGAACCCCAAACCGCTCAGCTTCAATACAAGAATGTATACAAACGTCTTTTATGGTGAGAGGTTCGATCCTTCAAAAATAGATTGGGGTGAGCAATACGAACTTATGCCAGAAGATTTCTATGTTAATCTGCAGCTACTTACTCGCGGCTTCCAGAATGTTGTTTTCAACCACTACAGAGTGAACCCTAGCGCAACCAATGCGAAGGGCGGTTGTGAAACCTACAGAACGATTGAACTGCACAATCGCGGACAAGAAATCCTTGCCGAAAAGTTTCCAAAATTTGTAGAGGTTTACAAAAAAGTCCAGACAAGTGGACCTTGGGCGGGCAAGGAAAAAGCGGCGCTCAAAATAAAATGGAAACAAGCTTATTTAAGCTCCAAGCGCAAAGGCTAGTATTTTTTGCTATAATCGCTATATTGAGACAGTGATTGGGAAAAACTGATAACGGTAAGCACTATGACAGAAAAAATTACGGATCAAAAACTTGAGGCGCTAAGGCTTGAATATGTTGAGGGCGTAGAGGATGCAGACGGGGTCAGGTCATATCCCACGGTTGATGCGCTGTGTAAGTCTCACAATGTTTCGAGGGCAACGCTTTATCGTAAATCAGTAAGCCAAGATTGGCAGCAACAAAGAAACCATTGGCAATCAGTGTTCAATTCTGAGCGTAACAGGGTCAGGGCTGAAAAGTTTGCAAAGCAAGGTGAGCGACTTGACAGTAAGGCGTTATTTATAGCTCAAGGAGTTTTGAGTTCCTTGGGGCGCAAGGTAAGGACGACACTCGAAGCTGAGGAAAACGGTGTTGAGGAATTATTCCTGACCCTCACAGAAATGAAAGATTTGACCGAAGCAGGCTTGAAAGCTCAAAAAATGGGGAAGCTGGCGCTTGGTGAGGCGGCTGAGATAACGAAAGTAACAACTGATGAACACATCCCCGCAAGTCTCTCAAGAATTATTGAAGAACTGGACGAGCTTGCCGCGTCAAAGTCACAAGGGGCTAACGTCACTATACAGTGATTGGCTTGATACCGCTCGGGATAGCCAGCTCACGCCAAAAGGAGACTGGGCAGTATGGTTAATTTTAGCTGGGCGCGGTTGGGGCAAGACAAGAACAGGCGGCACTGACGCAGCCTTATATGCCCTTAAAAACCCCAATGTAAGGGTAGCGGTAGTAGTTCCTACATTTGGTGATTTGAAAAGGGTGGCATTTGGCGGTGAAAGTGGCATCCTTTCCTATCTTCCAAGGGAATGCCTTTTGGCTGGGAGAGGTCAAGGTTACAACAGTAGCGCACAAGAAATCAGGCTTTTTAATGGTTCTATCATTCAAGGGTTTTCTGCAGCGGAACCAGAGCGATTGCGTGGGCCTCAGTTTCATCGCGCTTGGTGTGACGAGATAGCGGCTTGGGTGTATCCAGAGGCTTTTGATCAGCTTATGTTTGGGTTGCGTCTTGGTGATAATCCGCAATGTGTTATAACCACAACGCCCAAGCCAAATCAGATCATTAAAAATTTACTCAAAAGAAAGGGAACGGCTGTAACGCGGGGTTCTACTTTCGAAAACAAAGAAAATCTAGCGGCGGCGGCTCTCGCGCAGCTTCAAGAAAAATATGAGGGAACCAGATTAGGTCGGCAAGAATTATATGCCGAAGTTTTAGATGATATTGAAGGCGCTCTCTGGAACTACAGGATTATTGAGCAAGCAAACCTTGACGAGCAGAACGCGCCTCAAATGAAAAGAATAGTTGTTGCTATTGATCCTGCGGTAACTGGAAATGAAAACAGCGACGAAACTGGGATCGTTGTTGCGGGCCGAGGCGTTGACGATAGGTTCTATATTTTAGATGACAGATCACTTAGGGGTTCACCTGACACTTGGGCGCAAGCGGCGGTGTCTGCTTTCAATGAATGGAAGGCAGATAGAATAGTTGCAGAAGTAAACAACGGTGGCGATTTGGTTGAAAAAGTGATAAGAACTATAGATAGAAGTGTTCCCTATACCCCCGTCAGGGCGTCGAGGGGTAAGATATTAAGGGCAGAGCCTATTGCGGCGCTGTATGAGCAGGGTAAGGTTTCGCATTGTGGTGTATTTAGGGAGCTTGAAGATCAAATGACTAGCTACACTCCGCAGTCAAAGAAATCCCCCGATAGATTAGACGCTTTGGTTTGGGCGCTGACTGAGCTAAACAGGTCAACAGGGCAACCCGTTTGGAGAATAAGTTAATGGGCATCTTGGACAATATTGCGGCTGCATTTGGCAGAGGTCAAACCTTCGAGCGCAAAGAAGCGCCACAGGTTCATATAAGTGGCCCTACATACAGCGGAACAAAGAAGGATAACTTCAAGAGTTTTGCTCAAGAAGGGTACAAGGAAAATGCGATTGTTTATCGTTGCGTAAACGAGATCGCTAACGGCGCGGCTTCGATCCCTTTCTGTGTATATCAGGGCGATATAAAGCTTGAAGCCCACCCTTTGATTTCTCTACTTGCTAGGCCAAACCCACTCCAAGCGGGCGTTGAGTATTTTCAAAGCCTTTATTCATATTTGCTTTTGTCTGGGAACTCTTACGCTCTGCAATCAGATGTAAATGGGG